CCACCATTAGCTAAATTATTGTCAGCTGCAATTTTTGCTGCAATATCTTTTGTTTGATTAATTTTATTCATATACTCAGGTTGATTTGTAATTAAAGCAGCTAAATTCTGTGTTACACTTGTTTCATCCTCCGTTTCTTCATCTACAATAGGACCATAAGTGCTAAAAGGCTTTCCACCCGGAAATATATCTCTAAAATTAAAACTATAACCATATTTAACAGGATCTGGTATTGTATTATCTCCTTGACCTCCGCCCACTATTACAGGTGGTGGATTATTATTTTCTCCGCCTCCACCAGTAAATGGATTATCATCTCTAACATTTCCTTTTACGTCTGTGCCTGGAGATATATTGCCCCCTGATGTAAATTGTCCTCCACCCATATTAAATCCAGCTCGACCACCATCAGCAGCATAAAAATTTTGCATTACATATTTTTTCTGTGGCATAAAATCTAAACCAGCGCCTGCATCACCTGCACCGCTGTAATAATTTTTTGCACGTTGAACTTGATATCTTGGGTCCATAACGTCAATGACTTCTTCTTCCTCATCATCACCACCCATAAAAAATGGTAAAGCTGTTGCAGCAGCACCAGCAGTAAGAAATGCTCTTTTAGGATCAAAGGCACCTTTTACTCCAAAAAGACCTCCGCCTCCACCAAAGACACCTCCATCGCTACCCATAAATAATTTACCTGCACCACTCATGATATTGCTTAAGCCAAAGTTTTTCATTCCACCACCTGCTAACTGTGATAAAAATTTACCTTTGCCTGCAGCACCTAGGGCACCTAAACCATATGCTCCGGCACCTAATAAAGCTAGTTTACCTAAAGGACTTTTAACAACTTTTTTAATACCTCTAGTGGCTTTCTTAACAAGTTTACCTAAGAAATAATTCTGTCTAGGATCTTTCAAGGATCCTATTCCTGATTGTATTTGTTGGGGTTCTTGCATTCTAGATATCGCCATAATTTTACCTTAATTTATCGTTTTACTTTGTTTTTCCAAACAAATCAAGCCTCGGCATGACTACGTTAACGTCTCTTCGTATGTCACTTTCAGCGATATTTTTAGATTTCCAGTCCTCTTCAGAGGCATATACCTCACCTGTCTTTTTATTTGTAATTTTTGTAGTAACTTTAGCAGGTTCTATTACTGGAACCTCTTGACCATTTATAATTGTAGTTTTCATTAGTCTGTTTTCTCCTTATTAATGTTCATATAACTAATACCTATTGTTACAGAATCAGTTGAACTCATTGTTATTTTTAAAGCTGTACTACCTTCGACTATAAGGGGTAGTGTCAGTATCTCTGTACTACTATTCGCAGCTAGAGTTTGGGTATTTACAATATTAAAAGTATTATTTTTAATAGTAATAGTTGGAGTATTACCTGTATTATTGGTTACTCTTAAAGATTTAATTATGTATGTTTGATTGATTGTAGGTAATTGAACACCATTTGAATCAGTTCCAAACATAGCAGTCTCTGAAACTGTAGCTAAGTTTACACCATAAAATTTAAATTGATTTACTATAGCCATTATGAATCTAAAAAGAAGCTTTTTGCTTCTATCTCTTGTTTTAATTCATCTTGAAATGATGAATTTAATTTTGTTATTACACCATCCAAATCTCTAACCAAAGATTGAAATGTTTTTTGTTCGTATTCTTTACTTGCTCTTGTTAATGATTGTACAATTTTTGCCATTATAATAAACTTACTAGTCCTCCGTTTTTAAAATTTACTCTACCACCATAAAAGTATCCGGCTCTACCACCGTCTTTAAATGAACCCATAGTAGCGGTACCACCTGGATCACCTTGTTGGCCCCCAAGTCCTTCATTTTGACCGCCGATAGTGTTACTTGGTCCATCCATGAAATCAGAACTATAACCAGCTTGATATCCGCCAGTACCCGTATCTTTATTTTGTTGTTGCATTTGATTAGCAGCTGCCTGTCTAGCCGCTTCTTGGGCTTTCTCTTGTTCTAAAAGAGCATCTAAATTTTTTTGTGAAAAGTTTTTCTTTGCCTTTTTTCTTGCTATCATGTTTGCAATTCTTTTTGTTCTTCGTCTTGCTGATCTTGCAGCATCAGAATAGTAACCACCTAAAGCATTTTGTTTATTTAATTCATCTTCATCAAAAAAATTACCTTGCTCATCTATTATCCCTGCTCCCAATTCTCTTTTTTCAAAGTTTTTTGAAATAGCATTTAATCCAGCACCTAAAAAAGGAATACCTGTAGCCGCACTTAATATTCCTCCTCCAATCATTTTACCAAAATCTATACCTTTTCCTAATTTATTTTTTATTGAAGAAAGAAACCCTTTGTCTTCATCTGCAACACCATAACCAAAGTTATTTGCATCGGTCATAAATTCTTGAGGATTATATTCATACCTTTTATTAAAATCTATATCACCATAGTTACCTAAAAAAGCAGAATTATTTGAAGGATTATAAACACTAAAACCATCTCCACCACTATTAATAAAAGCATTTGTATTTACAATACCTTGATCAGCAACAGGACTATCAACCGTAGGAATTTCAAAAGGATTTAATAAATATTTTTGTGGTGGGATATATTTATATCCCTCTTCTCGTATCTCTTGATCAGTAGCCATTATCTTCTCCCGTCCGGTTGTATATCTAATCTAAACGTACCCAATTTCCAATCTTGAGACGCGGCTGTATTCTTTACAGTCATTGCTATAGATCTTGCTCGGACTCTAGTATCTATTTTAGTCGTTGCTGATGTAGTTGTAAAGCTCTGTGTTTTTGCAGAACTATTAGGAAAATCTCTAGTTGTAAAATCTATTGTTGTAGCCCCCACTTGTGAAATAAAATCCGGTAAAAATCTACTTATTTTCATAATGTATTCACCGTCTCCTCTTAAATCTGGAGTGCCTATTGTCTGCCCGGTATTGCTTCGTCTTTGTGTAATGTCAAAATCTCCTGATGTTATAGTCCCTATAATAGCTGTAGTATCTCCCCCAGCTAATACTTGATCGGTCCCTGTTTCCTGTTCATAATATATTGTGCAACCATCGGTGTTTCCTGTAACATCGTAAGAGTCTTGACTATTAGGATCATAATAAGTTGCGTGTGGTTTACCGAATACAGCAGAGTCTGACCATGCAGCTCTTGCCATGGATCCAGTGGTCCAAATAGGTCTCTTACTTGTTGAATCTAAATAATTATATGTCACCGATCTATCAACTATGTTAGATCCATTAGTACAGTAGAACCAAGTTACTTCACCAAACAGATTATTTAATCCTGCATTAACAAGATCTCTTGCTGTAGTATTTATATCATCATAAACAAAATCTTCTACTAAACAAGGTAATGATTTTAATTGACCATCATAAGAAAAGAAACCATTCTCTGACATCCAATATGCAGAGCCATCAACTTCTACGGCAGAATTTTTACCAAGCAAACCGCAGTTAGTTCCTACTTGTTCAAATGCAAATGTAAAAGGTTGACCTACGAATCTCATAAGAAACAATGCGGTATCGGTCCAAACATAGATTGCATCTCTACCTCTAATGGCTCCCATAATCATAGAGCCGTCTGCAAGTCTTTGAGTTCCTGCAGTGTTGGTTGCAGTTACAGTGTATGCATTTGTGCCGCTAATATTTTCTTGATCTGAAAATCTTATAAACATATCGTCTTGACTATCGCTATCCCCTACCGTTGTTTCAGTTCCAAAAAATACTAAGTGTCTGTCTGGTGTGGATACCAGTACGTGACGAGATGCTGTTGGTGCATTCGGTATTATTGTAGCTCTAATTGCTGTAGCGTTGGTTGGTCCAGAGTCCCATTGAAAACATGCACCGTTATAAATTAAAGCAATTAATTTTGTTCCAAAATTATCTAATACCCAAAGACCGGGATCAAGAGTAACATCATCAGAAGATGATTCACCCCAAGCAACAAAAGATGATATGTTAGTTACTGTAGCTCCAGCTGAGTGAGTGGCTTTAGTGGTTCCGTTTACACCTCTGTTTCCTCCACTCAAGGTTCCTGTTGCCGTGTCATTATTTGTATAAGATATGTCTTCACTTCCTATTCTAATTTCTCCTGATGTTGGAAACTGTGTAGAGTCGGCAATAACTATAGTTGTAGTTACAAGATCAGTTAGTGCTGTTGAAAGGGTTGTTGTTGATGGTCCTGAAACAGTTCCTGACCATTGTCCAGTACCCCATCCAAAACCTCCAACTTGTTGAGAAGGTCCAACACGATAGTATAATAAGGCGTCTGCGCTACCTACATTAGTCATTGGACTAGCCCCTTCATTACCACCCATTGTAACAGTAATAGTAGTTGCTGATGGTGCAGAAGCAACCATGTATTTTAAATTATTAAAGTTACCGTCTGCAAATGCAGAGCCAGATCCAGTGATACCACTTACATTTTCAAATAAAAGAATATCATCATCCTGTAAGTTATGTGCACTTGGAAAAGTTATTGTTACTGTTGGCGAGCCAGTTGTGCTTGAAAAGTTTACTCCACTAATTGTAGTTCTAATAGGGTGTATGTCATAAAATTGACCACCAGAATAAACGTATAAAATTTTGTTTGTACCTATGGCAGCGTATTTGATACCTGCATTATTATCAAAATGATGCAATGCTCTACCAGCACCTGTTAGTTTATCGCTTCCAAGTTGCTGCCAACCACCTATTTTTTCAGGTGTTCCATATCTAAAACGCACATTGTCGCCATCAAACCATTGGCCTTCGGCCCCAGTTTCAGTGACTTGTTTGTTAAATCCGGGTAAAAATCCTAGTTTCTGTAGCATAAATCCTTATACTATTAAGGTTTAGTTTTATCAATCAATAGTTTAAAAGCTTAAAAAGCTTCGTAAACTACATTTAATACTAGTCTAAAGTCTTGGTCAGTGCAGGTTGTTCCTGAGTGAAACATAGCACTTGGAAATGTAAGCAGAGTATTTTCCTCTGACTTTACATTTTTATTTTTAAATCTTGTATATCCATCATTAGTATTAAGATATAGGATAGAAGTCAATGCATTAGAGGACTCAGTATCCCGATGATAATCATGCTCTATAATCGTAGGTGTTTTGGTTAGCAGGTTTAATTTAACCCTTATTAAACGTTGAATATTTAACTTGTCTAACAAGGGCCTAATAACTGTAAAATGGTGGCTTGATGGCTCATCGTTTTTATAGAATATATGCACAAATTGTTTATGGGTATCATTATCGTCGTACACACCTTGAATAAACCATTCAAATAAATTGCTTAATACTAGATCATTTAATTTTTTTATGTCTTGTTTTTTTAAAAAACCTTTCTTTATATCTATCATGGTGTAAACCCTTCAAACGAAGAGTTAAATACTATCACACTTTTACGTTTGTTTGAATTATTAATTGGTGACCTATGGTAGAGATGTGATGAAAAAGTAAGAATATCTCCTTCTTTTATATTTACTTTAGATCCATCTTCAAATTCTGTTGCTATCTTAGGATCAGGCAGTTCTAAAAAATACACATTAGAAAACTGACAACCTGAATGATTATGCCAGACTTGAAAATTCTGTTTACGATATTGTTGATACCAAGCTCTGTGTATGATGTAGTATTGACTTTTTAAAGAAGCAGCCATGTCTAGTAAAAATTTTTCTAAATAAGGAAAGAAGTAGTCCCAGTATTCTCTAGTATCATTTGGTTTTAAATAGAAGTCTGTTTTGGTCAAAGACTCTGTATGATCTTTAATTGACACGTCTGGCATCTTTTTAATTAAGTTTAAGACTTTCTTTTTATGCAGTAAGTGGTCTTTAAAAGGAACTACTTTTATCACTCTATTACACCCTTAGAAAGAGTCAGATCAGTTGTAAAATTAGCGGCTATAGAAATTCTTTCACCTTTGCTTTTAAAAGGAATAACATAATGAAGAAGATTAAAGGGAAAGATAAACAAATCTCTTGGTTTTGGTAAATGTGCGTGTTCTGTTATGTTATGTAATCTTTGTTCTCCATATCTAAAAATAACAGCACCGGGTCCTGAAGAAGAACCTAGATAATCTTTATTTTCTTTCATAAGATCAGGGGGATTATCTAAATATAAAACACTAGAAAAGTGGCAGCTGCTATGTGTATGTGGAGGATTAGATTCTCCAGCTACCATGTAGTTAACCCACGCAGAGTTACATGTTAACGGTCCAATAGTATTATTATGAAACTTTTGATAGCCATGTCTATAACACTCTAAATATTCTTTTATAATTTTTTGAAACTTTTTTTTATCAATAGAGTATTCATCATTAATTACTCCAGCTAGTTTTTTTCTAAAATCAAGTTTCTTTGATTTAACACATAATTTTTTTACAGCAGCTAACTCCTCACTAGTTATCTTAGTTTGCATTAAAAAGGGTCCAAAGAATGGGTGGTAATATTCAATCACTTAAAAACAGTATTGGTTGCTATAATCCATCTAGGTTTATTATTCTTAATTTCTTTTGGTCTATGTCCTAATTGAGATGGCCATATGTACCAATGATCTAATACAGGTATAGTTTCAGTTTTAAAAAAATCATTCATAAACTCTGTCCCGTGATTTGTTTCAGTTAAGTAACAAATTCCTGATACTTGTATTTTAGATTTGTGTTCTTCTTGAAAATGATTGTGCCATACTGCTGGATTCTTTGTTCCTGGTTTTACATAGAGAGCCCATGACAGTGTTTTATATACTTCATTATTTGGAAATATTGATTTTAAAATTTTGTAATAACTTTGATTTAATTTAATAATTTCAGAATGAGGTATATCTAAGGCGTTAGCAGCCGATTGTTCCTTAGGGTGTGGACAGTTAGGATATTCCATACAACATTTACAACCGTCTAGATATTCTTTAAAAGCAGCTATTAACTTTTTATTATTTAACTTGTCAAAGTTATAAACTCTTATTGGCATGTCAACAAAATCCATCATATTTTAAAAGGTATAAAATGGTTTCCATATAATTTATTTGGTATAGCTTCTACAGGAATTATATCAAACGCTATTGTAATACGTGGTCGTTTAGATTCTTTCCATACTGAACTACTGTGTTCATCACCGGCACTTTTACCAATGACTATTAACCCTTCTTTACTTACTACCTTAACGGTCTTTTCAATACCGGGTATTCTATATTCTGTAAAACTATTGCCAACTTGTGCACAATAAAAACCATGCCAAACTTTATGTTCTGGTTGCCAGTGTGGATGCCAATCTATTTTTTCACCTTTTCTAAACACATTCAACCAACTTTTTATAACGTAAATTTTATCTTCTAATAAAGGAGTTATGTTTTTTACTAACTCTGCGTACAGTTTATTTAAATCAGGACCAGGAAATGTAAGAAGGTTATATTTGTGATTATGAGCTGCAGGTACATTGCCATGCCATTTAGGATCAATTAAAGAAAAATTACTTATTAAAGTTTGTTCTATTTCTAAACAATGATTTACTAATTTTTCATTGTTTATAGAATTTGTTTGAAAGCCGTACAAATAATTATTACTGTATGTAATCATTAACAATAACTTTTTCTTTTAAACCACGCAGGTAAACCTGGATGGGGTCTTGTGTCGTATAAATTATGTTCGGCACCTTTAGTATCTTCACTGTTATAATGTAAAAAGACCTGTGCACATTTTTCTCCAGTGAAAGATTCTCTCCAATGTTCTAAGTCCTCTCCTCTGTAAATTAACATATCACCAGGTTTTAAGGTTATTTTAATTCCTTTTAGACCATGTCTACCAGACGGCTCTAGATAAATAGGCCACGGGTCTCCACCTAAATTTAATGTAGTAGATATCTCACAACTAAACCTATCTTTGTGTCTTTTTAAAATATCACCTTTTTTATAAACCCTAACATAAGAGTAGTTTTCAAACAGATTCATTCCTGTTTTCTTTTCCATAAGTGGGTGTAGTTTAAGTAATAATGTTTCCATTGCTATATCGGCATAGTGCGCGTAAGTATCTGGAACTTGTTGAGTAACCTTTTCCCAAACTCCAAAAGCTTCTTCGAACGGAGATATATATTTATTTCTAAACATAGTGTCAGCCACATCTCTTTTTAATAATATATAATTATAACAGAACTGAGCCAGCTCAGGACTAATAGCTTGTTTAATTACTTCGTATTTCTTTTTCTTAAAACTCATATTGTTGGTGCCGTTCCTTGTATTAAATCTCTGTGTATTGCTTGAATGTTAAAATGAATAAATCTAAAAGGTTCTTTACCTTTATCAACTGTAAAAGCATGTGGCAGATAGCTGTTAAAAATTATCAAAGCACCTGGGTTACACTGGTGAGAGACCTGTATGTTAGATGAGTTTATATCTTTATTTAATTTAACTGGTAGCTTTGCCATTGCAGCTGAAGGCCTTGGATCAAAGAAAACAGGTTGTGCAGTTGCAGCTGAAGATTTTAAAAAATAAAAACCTGATACATGACTGTTAGGATGAACATGTGTATGTTGGTGAGCTCCACCATTTTTAGAAAATTCTTGTAACCAAAAGTCTGTTACGACAGGCATATAGTTTTCTATATTGTATCCTTGACTATCTAAAAAATGCCAGCTTTTATCTACAACATAATCTAACAATGTTTTAAAATTAGGGTCTGATTGTAATTCATCAGAATGATGAATAAGTCCAAAGTCTTTTGTATCTTTAATCAAATCTTTATTTTTTAATCTTGCTTTTTTAACATGGACATTGCCAGCTTTATTTAAAGTACCAACCCATTCAGGTCTGTAGTCTAACCATACAGGTGATGCAAAATAACTTTCTACTCTCATATTGTCTTTCATAATGTATATATATCAATAATAAGGATTTCCACAAGTCCAAATAACTAAACTATGTCTAGTTCCTTTCGTAACTTTTTTTACTCTGTGCCAAACAAAAGATGGAAACACTACAATAGAACCTCTGGGCAATATTTCCGAACACACAGTTGTTTCAGTTTTTTTTCCTGGTTCATTATTATTTTTAGCAAACTCTAATTCTCCACCTTCATAATCTTCGGGATGAGATAGACTACATGTAACAGATAACTTTCTTATTTTTTTATGTGATGGATCATTTGGTCTATCATAGGGGATATCCCATGAATCACAATGCCAACCATAATACTGATTTAATTTATATTTAGTAAATTGACAAGATTCAGCTATATCCCATTGAAAGTTCCAACCTGCATTCTCATTAGCGGTTTTTACATAAGGCAGGACTTCTTTGTATATCCATTGATCATCTAGCCATGCAACATTAGAGTCTCTTTTCTTTTTTAAATCTTTAAGATCCTCACCAATTAAGACTCCTTTGTCTTTAAACTTACCTGTAACAGCTGTCTGTTGTTTTTGCATATTGCCGTATTCAATAAGTTCATCACAAAATTTAGGTGATAAAGCACTTTGAAAATACCAATACGTATTTTTTAAATTCATTAATTAATAATGTGTTGTTGTTTCCTCATAAGTAACCCTTAAAACTATTCTTTGATTATCTGATTTATTAGGTAAAAGATAATATTCTAGATTAGAATTAAACATTACGTACTTGTTACTTTCTATCGGCATATTCCAATACATTCCTTTCTTACGATTGTCATCATACTCTATTACCATATTATTGTCATCACTGTCTATAAAATATAACATAACAATATCAGGACTGTTTTTTAAATCAGCATAATCTAAATGATGTCGTTTTGTAGACCCTTCATTTTTCCAATGGACCATAACATCATGAGTTTTTCTTCTTAACGTCTTACCTGTTTTTAATTGATATTTTGCTTCAGCGTAATCTAATATCCAAATAATATCTTGTGACAAAGGCACATGAGCATCTTTAAATCTATTTAATTTTCTTTCATGTAAATCTTGAATACTCTCATTTACAAAATCATATATGTTTTCAAAATTAACCTTAGATAATGATAAAGGCAGTTTTCCGTGTAAGATAAATTTTTTAGATAGCTCTACTTCTTTCATAGGAATTTAAATATTACATTCCTTCGCGCCAAATAACCTCTTTGTCCCATGATTGAGTACCTTCATTCCAATGATAAAAATCATCTACGCCATTAGTTTGGCTTGAAGGTTCTGGAATTGGTGCTTCCCAATCACAAGTAGTTTCGTTTATTGTCCAACTATTAAACACTACCCCGTCGTCATTTTCGGGTCTAGGCAGTATAAATGCATCTCTTGCTGAATCATATGTGGCTCCAGGAATTGCATAATTATATCTTAACATTTTACTTTGATCAGATGCAACTGATCCATCATTGTTTAAGTATCTTCCTCTTCTTGTGTGATATGAAGTTTGTTTCCAATTTTCCCAACCGTGTACGTTTTTTAAAAAGTTAATACCAACTTCTTCGTTCTCTTCCCCATTTTTCATAAGGTGTTCATTACTTACTGAGTGAACAGAAAGTACAACGTTGTTTTCATCTAATTTTGCAAAGTGTGCCATAATATTATTGGAATTTGTATCTAATCGCTACAAATCCTGACCCTCCTAGTCCTGGTGAACAACAACCTGCGCCAGTGTTTCCACCTCCGCCACCGCCTCCAGAATTAGCTGGAGAAGGACTGTTTGTTTGGCCTCCGCCTCCATATCCTCCTGATCCTGGTGAGCCTGGAGAATAAGTTCCTCCTGCGCCACCGCCAGAAAAATATCTGCTAGTACCTGATGGTCCCGGTGTTCCATAACTTGGTGCTGTTGGTCCAAAGAATGCTGTTGCAATACCTGATCCGTTTCCACCACTTCCTGCTGGTGAAGTAAATCCAGGTGCTCCGTTAGTTCCTGGGCTATTCGCTCCGCCTCCGCCGCCTGCTCCCGGCGAACATCCACCCGTAGAGTTTCCTCCTGGGTTTCCTTCTGGTGGAGAGAATCCACCTGCGTTTCCAGTTCCATTTCCAGATGTTCCATTATTTCCGCCACCTGATCCTCCAGGTTCGCCATGTCCTCCACCTCTTGTAGAAGTGATCGTACTAAAAATTGAAGGTGTCGCTGCCGAATATCTAGGTGAAGGAGATGATCCACCACCTGCACCAACTTGCACAGGATATGATTGAAATAATACTGGAACGCCGCCTGTAACCGGACTTGGATAGTTTGTTCTCCAGCCTCCGCCTCCTGCGCCTGCTCCACGGTATTTTCCACCACCTGGGCCACCGCCTGCAACGACAAAATATTCTACTGAATTTGAACCTAAAGGTGTTCCTTCGTTAGCAACAGTTAAAGTACCGTCACCTGTAAAAACGTGAATTTTATAGTTACCATCTGTAATTGTAGTATTACCACCAGTCGCGTTAACATACGGAGTTATTGTTCTTCCTCCTGCTCCGAAACCTAATACTCTATATCCAAAGTTTGACACTAAGTCCTCCTATTATGCGTCGTTAGGCAGATTAGTAGCAAAGAAAATTTTGATCCCTAATAGTTTAGCGTCACCTGTAAACGTATCAGAAGCGTCGTTTGCGTCTCTTGAAATGTTAAAAAACACATCTTCATCAGCCGCTGGAGATCCAGCAATGGTTACTGAAGCACTTTGAGCAGTAACATTTAAGTCGTTAGCTGTGCCGCTATGAGCATCAGTTATCGCTATTGCAGTTCCAAACGCTGTATCAATCGCATCGTCATTTGCTATTGCCACGCCTTTTAAGTTCCAAATACAGTTACCTGTATTTGTTGAGTTAGCTGTCCAAAAAACTTGATACATTATAAGTTGTGATGGATCCCACGCTTTAGGAAACGCAACAGTAAATTGTGCATTCTCATCAGTAGAAGGATCGAAATTTAATGTTTTAAGTTCTGGTTGGCCAGCTGTTAATTCTGTTTGCTCAATGTCCGCACATCCGTTTGTAGTTGTTGCATACATTGCTGTAGCAGGAACCCAAATAGTTTGCTTACCTGTAACAGCTAGTGCTGCTCCGTTTGATTGAACAACTCCAGTTCCTTTTGCAACTAAATTTAAATCTATGTTTGTGTCATCACCTGTTGCAGATATTGCAGGATCTCCTGAAGTTGCTGCGTTTGTTACAGTAATCTCATTGACTGCTGAACCTGTAGCAGTAAATTTAATAGATTCGTTTCCGTTTGAATCAAATAAACCTGTACCAATTTTTGGTGATTCTAAAGTTTTGTTTGTTAATGTTTCAGTTCCAGTGATTTGAGAAAAACCAACATCTACAATGTTAGGGTTAGTTGCATCATCTGCTTTTGCATAAAGTAATTTTGTTCCTTTATCTGTAGTAGCCCAAGTAACACTAGTACCTGAACCACTTGTGTATTGAAATTCTACTGTGTAGGCTCCTGAAGTTGAGTTTTTAATAACATATAATTGTTGTGTATCTAAAGGGATTGATACAGTAATGTTTCCTGTAATAGTTCCAGTTAATTCAATAACTCTGTGAGCTAGTGCTGCTCCAGTGGCTCCATCAGAAACAGATAAAGCTGTATCTCCTGTTCCACTGACTGCTTGTGATGCGTATCCACCGGCAAGTTGCTCGATAATTTCTAAATTAGTATTTGTTTTTGTTCCCCATGTACCGGCATTTTCACCGGTTGCCATTTTCTCTATACCGAGAGGTGTATATGTTGATGCCATAAAAAAACTCCTATTTACGCTGCATGCGTTATGTCTGTATACGATGTCGTCGCTGTTATGTCAATGTCTTTATACGCCAACGTACCAAATCCTACAGTTCCTAAATTACTCGTTAAATTGATTCCTGTCAAGCCTACACTCATATCAGCAACTGTAGTAGAACCAGTTGCAGATCCCATAGATACACCAGCTAATCCTACTCTCATTTGATCCACTGTCGTAGATCCAATGGCAGATCCCATGGTAACTCCACTAAGATTTAAAATAACAGTGTCGTCAACTTGTGGTGTACCAACGGCAGATGCCATTGAGTTTCCGCTAATCTCATAAGTTTGTTCATCAGTAACTGATCCGACTGCAGAACCTATTGTTACACTGCCTAAACCTTGTTGATGATCTGCACCATCATTTATACTTAAAGTCCCTATAGCAGCTCCGGTAGAAACTCCAGTAATCTCAAAAATCATGTCAAAGTTTTGTGTAGTGCTTCCTTGTGCTGAAGTAATTGATTGACCAGAAACTCCAATAACACTTTCAGGTGATATAACTAATTCACCGCCCCATTGATTATCTCCCCATGCAGACTCGCCCCAAGCATTTGGACCTTGTTGCATACTCATTTCGAGACCAGTTAATATTGCACCAGATGTATCAGTTCCCCACTGGTTTGATCCCCAAGTATCTCTTCCCCAACCGTCTTCTGACTGAGCATAAGGTAAAGTACCTAAGACAGCCGACATATTTGTCAGTGTTGGAAGAGTAACAACAGGATCAAAACTATCTCCCCATGGTTCTTCACCCCAATCATCTCTACCCCAACCTGTTTCAGAAAAAGCAGAAATGTCTCCTTGAGATGAAACTAATGTTAAACCATTTGGTAAAACATCTACATGGTTTTGAGATCCATACTGGTTTTCACCCCATGACATTGCACCCCAAGTGTTTTGAGTGATGTCAACTGCACCACCCATTCCGATACCATGGACATAACAATAATAATAAAAATCTGTAGAAGATGCAGGTGCTATCTCTACGTATCTTGTAGTTGCTGCGTTAAATGTTGTTGTGTTTGTGTACGCAGTTTGATTGCTCGCACCGTCTAAATAATATGTAACACCAGCTGAAATAATATTGCCGCCGGGATCGCTAGTGCTGTTAGTAAATAATAAAGGGTGATTGTTGTTTGAAGAATCACTTTGATCAAAACGTAACGTGCCACCTTCGACCCATTCAAGAGCCATGTCACGTGAGCCGTTAAGATAAAATACATTTCCGGTGCCGCCAGAAATATACAGCGTTCCGGATGCGACCGTTACTGTGTACGTTTGGTCCGCCATAAGGAATTATCTCCTTACGTCAGTCTTATAATAGCTGAGCTAGAATCGTTAGTTGGAAACTGAATTGTAAAAGTTCCTGAAGAAACTGTTTTGTCACCTCCAAAAGCTATTACACAAACTGCGTTTGTTGTGCCAGATCCTCCAGCTGTAGTTGTGTTGTAAATTAAACAACCATTAGCTGTGAATGAAGCACTAGTAAAACTTATGTCAGAAAAATCCGTAAACGCAGTAGTTGAAGTTAAACCAACTCCTGTGTTAGTCAACGCTGATCCACCAGCACTGTATCCACTTCCTGAAATTTCGTTTGTTGCACTGTAAGCAGTTGTAGCAGCTCCTAAAGATGCAGAACTAGTGTACATTGCAAGTTTAAAAGTGTCTCCTCCGTTTCCAGAAGTATCTAAACTGTGTTTACCTTGTAATAGTTCTTGCTTAAAGCTTGAACATATTGCTGATGTTATTGCCATAATTAATCTCCTTATTAAGGCGACGGGGAAGGGACTTTAATTCTAACAGTACCGTCAGTGTAATCGTCTCTTCTTCGTCTACCGAGTTGCACTCCTGCAAACTTTTGTACCTCTTGTTTATATTTATTTTCATATAATGTCAACATATCCATTGGACCTTTTAAATATCCAAATGCTTCTACTAGACATGCATATAAAAGCCCTTGTGGAAAATACTGACTGACATAATTAGTCTGATTGCTAGATTCTAGAGTAGCCGGCATTTTGTTATAGTATATATTGAATAAATAATTAGCGTCAGGTGTAGGAGCTACATAAATACCTCCAGATGTGGTTGTACCTAATCCAGTTGCTCCACCAAACATTGAATAGTATCTTGGTATACCAGTCACGTCTTGTGCTGTTCTATCTCCTTCTGATCCAGTTAATTTTCCTACATACTCTGAGATATATGTTTGATCTTTTTTCTCTAACCATTGACCAGCTCCATTTGTATTGGCTGTAGAATTAAATACTTCTATACCTCTTACAAAAAATGCTCCTGCAGGAACATTGATAGTATTATCATCTGCAACAAACGTACCTTGTGATGCAAATCTATCAGAATCCATAGGAACATCTAAAAAAATTCTTTGTTGTGCATTTAAAATAATGTTTTCTAAAACAGCAGTTGTTAAAACAGTGTCATCTACTTCTGTGTAGTTTCTAATATTTGTAACTAAATCGTTATAACTAATTCCTGACATAATTAACCTCTATCATTTATTGGGCCATATGTACACTGCAAACCACCACCTGCTAAATATGTGCCAGCTACAAAATTAATACCTATAGCAAGAGCTGGAACTAAATAACTATTTTCTTCTGTAACAGTTGTATTAGCGTCATTAACGTAAGTAGT